GCCGAAGCCGATGATGCTGGTGGCGTCGTCGAGATAGTAGCTGTAGGTCTCACAGGCCGGGGCTTTGGCGAGTTGCTTCTTGGGCACGCAGGCGTAGGGGGCCTCCTCGAGCACTTCGTGCTTGGCGATGGGGGCGGTGGCGAATACTCCCCACCGGTGCAACGGGGAGCGGCGCACGGCGAGCTTGGTCGCGTGGTAGGGCTCGGGGCGGAGCATGGTGGGGGCGGGGGTCATTTGGCTTCGAGGGCAGCGACGCGGGCGGCGAGTTCTTGGACGGCGGCGACGAGTAGCGGGACGAGCTTGCTTTGGTCGATGCCTTGATGGATGGGTTTGCCGTCTGCATCCACGGCGTCCTTGGTGCCGGTGACGGCTTCGGGCACAACGGCTTGGGCTTCGTGGGCTAGGAAGCCATCGACTTTCGGTGCGGTAGGATGGCCAACCCACTTGAACCGGTGGACCGGCAAGGCCGACAAACGATCCAATGCGCCGGTTAGTTTTTCGAGGTCGGTTTTGAGCCGGTGGTCGGAGCCAGTGCTATAAATGACGCCAGTGTTAGTGCTGTTGGTTAAAATTCCGCCGATGTATTCAAATTCCGATGTATTTATATTGTATATTCCACTATTAGACCCAGGCGAAAAACCTGTTATAAGACCTATATGTATGGCGCCAAAATTATTACGAGCTACAATAGTATTGGGTAAATTACTGCTCGTGGCGGTGGTGCGGGCGTTTGCAAGAGTCCCGCTGGTAATGGCGTCGGCGGAATGCGTATGCGTGGCAGCGGCATAAGAGCCAGACGCTTGCTTGCCTGCCAACAGAGTATTCATCTCGGACTCTGTGTAATAGCGGTCGTCGTGCGTATGCGTGGTCGGAGTCCTCGCATCCGAGAGGCGGGAGTCGGTCGTGATGACGGCCGTTCCAGTGATGGCACTTGGCGCGATGCCTGTTGCAGGAGCATAGCTTCCAGACGCTTGCTTACCATCGAGCGCTGTTTGCAGGCCGGTCACATTGGCAATCGTGTGCGTGTGCGAGGAAGCAGCTTTCCCAGCCAGGTCGGTCGTGAGGTTTGCAACCGCAGATTGGGCGACTTTGTTGGCCGTTGATATGGTGGCGAGCTTCGTGTCGGCGATGGCGGCATTTGAGGCGATGTCGGCGTTGACGATGTTGGCGACGGTGGCGGCATCGACCATCTGGTGGAGGTTGGCAGGGGTGACGAGTTCGCCGTTTACGAATGTTTTGCCTTTAGTGAGAGTTGCCATGGTTAGTTGAGGGTGCGGGTTTCGGTGGGGTCGAGGGCGGAGCGGGTGGCTTCGGCGCTGATCTGGCGGAGGATGGGTCGGCCGCTTTGCGTGCGGAAACGGAGGTCGAGGCCGGTGGCTTTGCAGCGCAGGGGGGCTTTGAGCGTGTAGTCCTCCTCGTCGCCGGTGGTGTTCTCCAGGGCGGCGACTTGGAAGTCCGCGTCGTAGTCGGTCGTCACGGCATCCAGCGTGCAGGCGGAGGCGTCTGGCAGGAGCACGCTGGCTTTGGCTCGGGTGAGGCGCTTGGTATTGAGGCTCCCCCATCCGTAGCGGCGGGTAATGAGTTCGGAGGGGATTTCGGTGTAGAGCTCTTGCGCGTTGGCGTAGGGCACTTCGTCGCCGTAGTCCAGCTCATCGAGCAGGAAGAGCGTTCCGGCGCGGCTTGCTGCAAAGAGGCGGCGTTGGCTGGAGTAGGCGGCGACCAGAAGCTCGTCGAGATTGATCGCGTAGGTGTCGCGGCTTTCCCATTGCGAGTTGAGCGCGTTCCACAAGAAAAGGGTGTTGTTGCTTGTGACATTCTCGCCGATGGGCACGGCGAGGTAGTAGCGGTTGTTCCACCAACGGCCTACGGCGAGGTGCGCGTAGTCGCTGTTGATTTCGTCGATCTGGTCGGCGATGGGGTCCGAGAGCGGCTGGGTGTTGGCTCGGAGCTTGAGGTCGAGCTGGGTGTCGAGGCGGTAAACTCCGGCGTCCGAGAGGAAAAAGACAAATTGCCCAGCTGTTTGGATCGAGCGCCGCGCGACACAGCCGATCTCGTCGGTGAGAAGAGTTAGGCGGGAGACGGCGCTGTCCACCGTGAAGGTGTCGCCCGTCGCGTTGCTGGTGTCGGAGAGATTGGCGAGCCAGATGCTGTTCCGCATGAAGACGAGGGCCTGCCCCTCCACCCATGGGTGAATCGCCACCAGGTAGTCGTTCGAGCCTTGGTTGGCGCGGAAGGATTGGAAAAAAGGGTCGTAGAGGTCGGGGTCGAGAACATCCGAGATGGCCACGGTGTCGCGGCCATCGGGGATCCACAGGCGGTTATTGATGTAAGCCGCCCACCCCACAGAGCGCAGGGTCTTGAAGGTCACGCCTGCGGCAGGCACGCCCGAGGCGGCGCGTTGAAAGTCCATCGTCGAGCCATCCCACCACAGCGGGGCTTTGACGCGGCGGATTGCGATGTCGGCGGCGACATCCGGCAATGTGCCAGCGGGCACGGCGATGGTGAAGGCATTGGCCGTAGCGGTGAGGATGTCATACTCATGCCCTTGGAATGCCGCTTGGCTCCCCTCCTCTATCCGCACCCGCTGCCCGGCGGCGAGGCCATGGGCGGTGATGTGGACGGTGGCCGTAGTGCCAGAGACTGCGATGCCGCTGGCGGTGGTGTATTTCCAATCCCACGCTGGGAGCGTCATGTCAGCCTCGCGCAAGAGGTAGAAGCGGTTGAACGCTTGGATCGTCGAAACGCTGTCCGTTGGCTCGATGATCTCGTCGGCCGCTGTCCCAGTGGCGGGATAGTTGATCTCCTCAATAGGCTCATCCTGCCGGTAGAGAAACGCCGAGGTCGGCCCGCAGAGAACGATGTATTCATTTTCATCGTCGTAGTTCGGCGAGGAGAAAACGCCCGAGGCGAAGATGCCGCCCGAGTAGATCGTGCGCACGCGGGCATTGGCATCCAGCACAAATGGAAGAGTGAGAGGCTGCGTGCCTGCCGATATGCCATCACCCAGCCGCTTCGCGCCTTTGCGCGTCTGCGCCACGCCTCGGTCGAGGCGCATGTTTTCGCAATACTGCACCATGCCCGGCTGGAGTTGCAGCGGGTTGAGGCGGGAGGCCATGCCGAGGAATCCGGCATCGCCTTCGACTATGGTCTGATCGTCGGGCATCTACCTTCTATTCTGCGGAGGCTTGTCAAGTAGGCTGCGGATGGCGGCTACGCTTAGGCGCATGCGGTTGTTTGTGGAAAACAGGTCCTTGATCGCGCTGGCGGTTTTGTGCGGGTTGGCGAGGATTTTGTCTCGCACTTTTGGCAGCAAATCGTCGGGGATGCCGGGGATGGAGTCTGGGGTTTTGTCAGAAACTTGTGGGCTTTTTTCCGAGATAACCTTGCCGGTCTTTTGCCGGTAGCCGGTCTGGTAGAGGAGTTGACGGCTGCCGGGTTGCCAGTGGGGGAAGTTTTGTTTCTCGACGAGGCCGTCGCGGATCGAGGCGGCGAGGATTTTTGGGACTTCGCTTGGTTCGCAGTCGAGGTCGGCGGCGATTTCGTCGGCGGTGCTCCAGCCGGGCGGGAGGGAGTTGGACTTTTTGGCGAGGTGTTTCCAGGTCATAGGTAGATGGGGGAGGTCATGGTGCGGCCGCGTTTCTTATCGAGCAGAAAATAGGTCTGCGTGGGCGGCTCGAAGCTGGCTTTGATCGAGAGGGCGTAGGCGTTGTAGCCGATGAGGCTCCCGTTGCAGAGCCAGTGCCGGTTCTGCTGGTATTGATGCCAGTGGCCGAATAGATCAAGGTCGGCTCGGTTCGGCGACTTATTCCATGAAGCTATTGCTTTTTCGGTAGGGATCGTGAGGCCCCCGATGCCGCCTTGAAATTTGAGTCCATCGCCGTGGTGGAAGCGCAGGCGGCGGTCATAGACCGTCATGAAGTTGAAGTAGGAATCCGCAATCTGCCATTCGATTTGCTGGTCGTCGTGGAAGCGGCCTTCGAGGATGCGGTAGAGGAGCCATTCGTAGCTGTGGGCGGCTCCGGTGGCGTGGCGCGGTTTGACGGTGGTGCGGCCGTGGTTGCCGTAGCTGGTCGGGATGAGGATGCGTTTGAAGTGCGGCTTGAGGGTGGCGAGGCCGTCTGCGAGGCGGTCTTGGAGCCAGAGGATGACTTGCGTGGGCGTCTTGCTATTCGATTCGGCAAGCTCTTCGTGAATCATGCCGGTCATCAAATCGCCGCCAAGCCAGAGGATGAGGTCGTCGATCTTGGCTCCGTGGCGCTCGATCTCGGTGAGGCGGGCGATGGTGGAGAAAAATTTCTCGATGCGGGTCTTGGCGATGGGGAGCCGGTATTCGTTGAGGCCGTTGACGGAGGCGGACTCGACGGTTTCCTCAACATGCCAATCGCTGGCAAGCGCGATGGCGACAGCTTCGGCCTTGTCGTTCATCGAGACGGTGAGGGGCTGGGGACGGATGCGTGTCTTGCCGAGCGAGAGCGCGATGCCGAGTTGCTTCTCCAACGACTCGACGCTGGCTTGGTATTGCGCGAGCTTGGCTTTGAGCGCATCGACTTCGGTCTTGTGCGCTTTGTCCGCTTGCTCGCGGGCTATGGAACTCCAGGATGTTTTCATACTTCTTCCTCCTCTTCTTCGTCTTCAAACGGGAACAATATGTCGCTGGTCCTATCTGCCAGTGCTTCGACGGCGTATTGGTTCCCGAATTTCAAATCCATGTGGTAGGTCGTGCCGCCTTCTTCCCAAGAAACCACTGCGAGACCGACATCAAATTGCTCGACGAGTTCTTTTCGGATGCGCTCCAGCACGGCTTTGCGGGTGGCGGGCTTGCGTTTGGCGCTCATGCTTCCTCCTCGACGAGCAGGTAAGGGATTGTCTTCTGCCCGGCGCGGTCCATTTCGGAATAGACCAGGGAAATGAAAGACTCCCACTGGCTGGGGTAAATGGTCTGGCAGCCTTCGCTGCTGGTGGTGCGGAAGCCGCCTTTGTGGATGTTGAGGGCGATGCCCATGCTGTCGCCTTGGCCGTCACGGGTCACGGGGAGTTCTTCGGCGGGGTTCGCGGGGCGCAGGGCGGGATAGCCGCCGCCGGGCTTACTGAGGCCATGCTTGCCCTTGCGGTAGCGATGCACGCCAGGCTTTAGAACAGCGATGCCTTTGCGGCGGATCGAGGGATCGGTGTTGGCGTTGAAGGTTGCGTAGGCGTTTGGGCTAACGAGAAAGATGGCGTCGTCGTAGATGCCTCGGTCGTTCTTACCGACTTCGCCCATGCTGTCGCGGTAGTAGCCTCGAATGCCCACAAGCGCCACGGCATCATCCACGCGGGCCTTGGTGAGCAGGGCTTGCGTCTTGGATTTCGCTTGTTGTGGGCGGCTCGGGGGGAGCATGGGGAGGATTAAATTTTATGAGTCATTTTGAGGAAGTCGGCTTGGGCATCTCCGGCAGCGTGTAGCTGAATTGCCCGTAGTCCGTCTGGAGCGAGATGCCCAGCGTGCTGCATCCACCGAGGAGCAGGAGGGCTCCTACGGCAAAGGCAGTGGCGAGCAGGCCGGTGACGATCTGGGCGGGGTGCAACATTACTTCTTTTCCCGGCGGACAATTTCGTAGAGGCCAACGAGGGAGATCAGGATCGTGCTGGCATGACCAAACAAAGCGGGGTCGATGACTAGGCCGAAGGCGCTGAGTAGTGCGGCGAGGCCAGCGTAGGTGGATTTTTCTTTGAGACGAGCGAGGATGTTATTCATGGGGGTGTTTTCTGTTTTTGAGGATGGCGTAGAGGGATGCGAGACCGACCAAGCAGCCGATGAGCAGAGAGGCTATGCGCAGCCAGGCTTCGAGCTCTGGGAGCATGGACACCGTGAGCCCCGTCGCGGTGGCGAGGAGGCCGGTGAAGCTGGCTGTGGCTTGGTGGGTGTCCATTAGCTGAGGGCGGCGGCCAGTTGCGCACCGGTAATTGCTACCGTGCTTTGTTGCTTGGCGCGTTCACCGATGGAGTCTGCCACCGTCAATTCATTTGCCGGTTTAGACCAGACGGCGGTGGCGTTCTGCGCGGCTGTAGGGATGTCTCCGGTTGCTGCTGGTGAGGCGGGCAGGTTGTCGGTTTTGGCTTTGATGGCCGAGATGTCGCTGTTTGCTGGTGCGGTGTAGCTGGCGGAGGCGAGGCGGCTGGAGACGGTGGCGTCGAGGCGGCCGAGTTCGGTGGATAGCTCGGTGCGGACCTGTGTGGCAATATCGGTTGCACTTGGGACGGTCGGCGCGTTGGTCAATGTTGTAACCGTTGCCAAAGTGCCGTTTGGAGCGAGGCGGCTTGAGACGGTGGCGTCGAGGTTTGCGAGCTTGGTGGAATTGCTGTCCATCTCTTGGCGAATTTGGACGACCGTTGGCACGGTCGGCGGGTTGGTTAGGGTATCGACCGTGCCGCCGGTTATGGAGCGCGTGGCGGCGCTCCAGACGGCAGAGGCAACGCTGGCTCCGTCTAGGACGGCAGTGCCTTTGGTCTGTAGCACGGCTCCCGAACTGGTCGAGGCTGGAAGGGTGGCTGGCACACTGAAGGTGACCGAGGTGCCGGAAACGACCGAGGCCACCGTGTAGTCGCCGTTCCACTCTGGGTTCGATGCGCCTGTGACCGTGAAGGTGTCGCCGACTTGGTAGGGGTAGCTGTAGGCCAGCGTAGCCGTGGCTGTCGTGCCGCTGCGGGTTGCGGTGAATGGCATGGCTGGGCCGTAGGTGACGCCGTAGCTGATCGTGCCGCGCACGGGGACGGTGAGAGTGCCAGTGAGGTTGCCGCTGGCGTAGCTCACGCCGGTTCGGACATCGCTCGGGTTGGCTTGACCGAGCGAGTTGTCGGCGGTGAACATATCCACATAAGTGCCGGTGCCGTTGAGCGCGTAGCGGGTCTTGGCAGCAGCCGGGGTGGTCAGCGTGATGAATCGGACGGCATCGACGGGGAGATTGCCGTTGATCGCTGAGATTAAACTGCCAGATATGCGATTTGTTCCTGTGCGGGAGACAATAGCGGCGGCGGCAACTGTCGCGGTAATTTCACCACCTGTCACCGTGAGCGTTCCAGTCGAAGCATTCATTATACCGTTAGACGGAACACCGGTGCTGATTCCACCTGTGACGCTGCCAGTTAAAGTGATGGTGCCGATTGTTACATTGTTGATTCCGTGCGGCTGGTTTCCGCTGCCTGTGCCGCCCGTAGAGTTGCCTGTCACTAAGACTATGCCTATGGAATTGTTGTTGATGCCATGAGCTAAAACTGATGAGCCGCCGTTTACATTCCCGGTTACATTTACTGAGCCTGTTCCCGTGTTGTTGATTCCAAAGGTGGAGTTACCGCTTCCGCCAATGATATTGCCTGTCACGGTCAGAGTTCCAGACCCAGAATTATTGACGGCAACAGCACCGGTTGGAGTGCCGCCCGTGATGTTTCCCACGATCGTTGCCGTGGCGGGTAAAGCCGCAGAAAAAGTAAGGCAATTCACGGTGTTTGTCGCGCTCTTGTTCGTGACGTTTGCCGTAAGCGTGACGCCGTTGTTGAGAACGTATGTGCCTGTGCCTGCATTGCTCAACTCGGTGCAAGTTACGCTTGCGGTGATCGTGATTGTGTGACCCGTGGAGGCGCGAGCCTCGTCGCCTGTGGTAGGAACAACGCCACCCACCCATGTTGCGCCCGCATTAAAGTTGCCGCTTGCGGCAGAGGTAATGAGTGCCATGGCTTAGAGTCCTTTTGCGTTGATGTAGGCTTGCAGAGCGGCTTGGATCGCGCCGACGGCTTGCGTTGTGGCTTCGTCGCTGCCTGCGAGTGATCCGAGCGCAATGCCGATGGCGGCTTCGTCTGCGGTCTCGACTATGCCAGCTTCAATGCGTGTCGGGACGAGGCGCATGGCGACATTGGCGTCAGTGCTTCCGTCGCCGTTGTATTTGCCCGTGATGGCGAGGTTGAGGCTGAATTTGTCGTAGGATTTTCCGTTGATTTCAATTGGGTTGGTAGCGTTCATGGTGTTTGGATTTTTGGGTTTAAGAAAATTGGAGATTGGTTTTGTTCGACCACGCGCCGGTGGCCGATTGCTCCGAGACGACATCGCCTGCGGCGTCGGTGGAAATTTTGTAGATGGTCCACTCTGCGGAGTCCTCGGCGGGTCCGGAGGCGGGGTAGTCTGCCCAGGCGAGGCGTCCGAGGTAGAGATTGTCGCCGTCCACGGCGTGGAGGAGCTGGTAGTCGCTGGGGTCGCGGGGGCGGGCGAGGCGGAAAACTTCGTTGTTGTGGTCTTTGCTGTAGAGGCGGCGGTCGGGGAGGTTGAGGGCGAGTTGACCCTGCGCCACTTGCGCGGCGGTGGGGACTCGGCCTGGGACCGTGCTTCGCAGGAGTTTTATGACCGTGGCCATTTGGGAAGTTTTAAGTTTTAAGGATTAAGTTCTTTCTTC